GTTCTATTGAAGAGAATGTTATTTTCTGCAACAGAGAATTAAGCTTCGATATCGATGATATGTTAGCTGCTCAAAACTCTTACGGAGTTGGTGGAACATCTTATGGATTGTTCGACAACGATGAAGAGATGGCTCTAAATTTAGGGTTCAGTGGCTTCAGAAGAGGTTATGATTTCTACAAATCAGATTGGAAGTATCTTAATGATGCGGCTATGAGAGGTGGAATTAATGCGGGAGAAATCTACGGATTACTTGTACCCGCGGGTTCAACTACTGTTTACGACCAAATTCTTGGTAAGAACGCAAAAAGACCTTTCCTTCACGTTAGATACCGAGCTTCAGAAACTGAAGACAGAAGGTATAAAACTTGGATTACGGGTTCTGCGGGCGGAGCAAGAACATCAGGTACTGATGTAATGACCGTTCATTTCTTATCTGAAAGAGCTGTTTGTACTTTAGGTGCGAATAACTTTTTCTTATTTGAAGCGTAGGCTGTCAATTATAATAGGGGGAGGCAACTCCCCCTTTTTTTAAATCTAATTAAATTAAAATCTAATGACCACAAAAGTTAAAAAAGCCATTAAAAAAACTACACCCGTAGTTTCGGCACAGACCCCCAAAAAGGTTTATGAAGACAAGAGCTATAAATTAAAAAGACACACAGCTCCATTATCTTTTATCCTTGCAAGCAAACATACACGCAGAAAACCTCTTCTTTATTTTGATGAAAAAGAAGGCATTAATAAACCTTTGCGTTATGCACGAAACCAAAAGACTCCTTTTGAAAATGAGCAAGATGGCAATGCCATACTAGAGCCTATTATTTTTGAAGATGGGTTTTTGTTTGTTCCTAGAAGCAATCAGGTATTGCAAGAATTCTTGCATTATCATCCTGAAAACGGATATTCCTTTGAGGAAGTAGACAAAGAAAGAGATGCTCAAGAAGAGTTAGATGAAATGGAATCTAGGTTGGATGCCTTACAGGAAGCGAGACAACTAGACATTGAAAGACTTGAGCAAGTAGCACGAGTAGTGTTAGGAGCACGAATAGACAAGATGTCTACAGCAGAACTCAAAAGAGACATATTAGTGTATGCTCTTAATAACGGAGCAGAGTTTCTAAATGTTCTAAATGACCCAATGTTACAGCTTCAATCTAAAGTAGCTGCCTTTTTTGAAATTAATCTCTTGAGTGTAAAAAACAAAAAAGATGTTTATTTCAATACTGCTAGTAATAAATCTAAAATGCTTTCTATACCATTTGGAGAAAGCCGAGATTTTATAGTAGCTTCGTGGCTGCAATCAGATGAGGGTATTGAGTCGTTAAAGCTGTTAGAAAACCTTTACGCACAGCAAAAATAAATTTTGTATATTTGTTAGATTATTAATCTAAAACATAAAACTTTTTATTATGCAAAAATTTATTAAACTACTCGTAACCGCAGCAGATGAGACAGCGGGCGAAAGACTTGTTAACTGTGACAATATTTTACAAATAATACAAGCAACTGATGACACCGTTGTTATTACCTATGCGGGTATTGCGGCTGCGGATGAACTTACTATTACTCACGATGCTATTCCCGCAAATGCTTATACAATGAGAACTTATGTGGCTGATGCTATTGAAGAGGCTTTAAGAACAAGTTGGCAAAAACCTTATTATACTGCTGACTCAATTCTACCTCCAAGTGCTGCTGACCCATTAGTGCCTGTAACTATTACTGCTATTGCATTAGCATAGTGTATCTTTAAAGATACTGTTCATAGTGTGTGAACTAAAGAGGTCGTATAAAAAAATATGCGACCTTTTTTTATTTTCTTATCTTTGTTAAAAAAGAGACTCAATGATTGATTCCGTAAGAAATACAGTCTTGGCTATTTTAAACAAGAATAACTATGGGTATATAACTCCCGCAGACTTTAATTTATATGCCAAGCAAGCCCAACTTGATATCTTTGAAGAATACTTTTATTCTTATAACTACCAAGTAAATAAAGAAAATGCAAGAGTGTCAGGCACAGGCTATGCCGATATGAAGAAACAGAATGAAGAGGTTATAGATTCATTTTCAGAGCAAGTATTTTTAACCCAAGTGGGTGGTACAGCTACCAACACCTATTTGTTGCCTACCGACTACTACTTAATCAATAAGATTTATTATTATGCTTCTTTGTTGGCTTCAGGCACAAATACCGCAATTGTGGTTAATGAGCTTGTGGATGGTGCAGCTACCTTTACTCTAGACAATATAAAGCTAGGAGATATCGTGGTTAATATAACTAACCAAACACGGGCAAATGTCTTATCGGTTATCAATGATACTAATCTTGGTTTGAGTGCAGATATTTTTACCGCACCTTTTGGAGATTCTTACGGAGTATATGATGGAACAAAAATACGAGAAGTAGAAAGGGTTCATCAAAATAAAATATTTTATTTGAATAGCTCTAGTATTACTGCTCCCTCATCTAATTTCCCCGCATATACTCTTGATGATAACACCATAACGGTTTATCCTGTGTCTATTAACGGAGCTACTGATGTAATGACTCAATATATTCGTTATCCCAAAGACCCCAAATGGACTTATTTTCCAATTGGCATCGGAGATGCAGAGCCGATTTTTGACCAAAACGCTTTGGATTATCAAGACTTTGAGCTTCCTGATGCTGATGAGCCTGACTTGATTCTAAAGATATTACAATATGCGGGTGTATCCATTAGAGAGCTAGATGTATATACGGTAGCACAACAAGAAGAACAACAAGAAATTCAAGAACAACAATAGGATGACATATATAACCGCATATCAATATTATGAAAACAATGGTAACGCACCTGAAAATGCAAATTGGGGGAGCTATCAATATGTTTCATTAGTAGATGTAGTGAGTAACTTTGTTTTAATGTATTCAGGTAACCACTCTCTCATTAATAATGAAGAAAGATACAAGATGCTCTTTCACGCAAAACGTGGCATTCAAGAGTTAAACTATGATGCCTTTAATGAAATCAAGACATTAGAGCTTGATGTGTGTGACACTTTGAGGTTTGTCCTTCCCCCTAATTTTGTTAATTGGGTACGGATATCCTTATTTAAAGATGGTGTATTAAGACCCTTAACTGAAAACATTCAAGCAAATTCGGCAGATGCATATCTTCAAGATAACAATTGTAGAATTTTATTTGATATTAACGGAAACATTTTAAAGCCACAGTATTCGGATTTAGATTTAGGAAGACTCGACAACAGTAATAAAAGTATTTATCTTAATCAAAACAGTCCGTATAATGGGAGTCTTGGATGGTGCATAGATGGACTATGGTACTTTGACTATCAGATAGGAGCAAGATATGGTTTAAATACTGAAACCGCCAACTTTAACCCCACCTTTAGAATAGACAAACAGAATGGAGTCATTAATTTTAGTTCAGGAATGGCGGGAGAAAAGTGTGTTTTAGAATATGTTTCTGATGGATTATATAATGGAGATGATTCGCAAGTATCGGTAAACAAGCTATTTGAAGAATATTTATACGCTTATATTGAGTATTCTATTCTTAACAGCAAAATGGGAGTTCAAGAATATGTCGTGAGGCGAGCACAAAAAAGAAAGTCAGCCTTGTTGCGAAATGCAAAAATAAGGATGAGCGATATACACCCTGGGAGGTTGTTGATGAATTTAAGAGGACAAGCAAAGTGGATAAAATAAAATGGCACGAACAGAGAGAAATTTTGTAAAAGGGGTAATGAATAAAAGCGTTGATGAACGCTTGTTGCCTAATGGGGAGTATACGGATGGTATGAACATCCGACTTGGTTCTACCGAAGAAACAGAAATTGGCTCTGTTGAAAATTCAAAAGGTAACTTAATCCTAACCAATCTTGCCTTTGGTGGAGTGGCATTAAGTGCGAATGCTAGAACCATTGGTGCTCTTGAAGATGGTGCACGAGAAACGATTTATTGGTTTGTAAACGACCCTACTAATCCCGCATCCCTAACAGGCAAAGTGGATTTAGTAGTTTCTTTTAATGTAGAAACAGCCACCTTAATCTATCATTTAATAAGCACAAGTGTATTAAACTTTAATTCTGATTTCCTTATCACGGGAGTAAATATTATTGATGACCTTTTGTTTTGGACAGATGATTATAATGCTCCCCGCAAAATAAATGTAAATCGGTCTTATCCACCGCCTGTTTTAAGTGTTGACCAATTTAGCAATAAAGATATTAATGTTATTGTTCAACCACCATACGATGCTCCTACGGTTAGTTTGTACAATCAGCCTGGGCAAGAAAATTATATAGAGACTAGATTTATTTCTTTTGCCACTAGATACAAGTATGTAGATGGAGAATATAGTGCTCTCTCTCAATTTAGCCGACTTGCTTTTGACCCTCAAGCATTTTCTATAGATACCAACAATTACTTAAACGAAGGGATGTTGAACAATTTTAATGCAGTTCAAGTATCCTTTGATTCAGGTAGCGATGATGTGGTAGCGGTAGATGTATGTTTTAAATATGGAGATGAAAATACGGTTAGGGTTATAGAGAAATTTGAAAAAAGCCAATATGGGTGGCCTCCAAACACTATACAAACTATAAACTTTTCTAATTCTAAAATATATACTGTACTCCCATCATCAGAGATATTAAGGCTTTATGATAATGTGCCGCGATATGCAAAGGCACAAACCATTATGGGCAATAGGTTGATGTATGGCAACTATGTAGATGGATATGACCTATTAGATGAGAATGGAAATGAGTGCTCTATTGAGTTTACTACAGAAAGGGTAAGCGAAGCATTGGGTTTATTGGCTTATGCGGGAAGCACAGCCACAGCCTCTTGGGGTCTCCCTTCTGTTCTAGTTACGGTTAATGCGGGGAAAGCCGAATATGATTTAACCGAAATTATGAATACTTATGGGTTAAAAAAAGGGTCATTTATTAGCTTTGACTTTCAATGCTCTCACGACCAATTTGTGGGGAATGATGCAACTGCTCCCCCACTCCCAAACTTTCCTCCCCCTCAAGCCGCCTTTGGTGTGGAGTTTTCTTTAACTCTTTCACAGGATTATAATACTGTTTTTGATTTTGCCACATCTACGGAGTTTCAGGAAGTAGTAGGAACGCTTGCCAATATTGAGCCGATGGCAACTTGTCAAGATGGAATTACTGCCACCGATGCAATGAATTGTGTTCTTGTTGCTCCGCCTGACCCACCACCTGGGTATATAAAGTTGGCATCAGGAATTAATGTACAAAACCAACCTATTGCTATTTGGACAGTGGCGGGGTCTAATGTTATAGGAATTCAGCCTGTGTGTGTTCAATATCAACAAGTAGGTCTCCCACTTAATAATGATGCCTATGAGGTATTTAGAGTAACAAGCTGTGAGATTAACTTTTCCGCACTTGGAGACAAATCAAGTCTACATAGCAACCGAGATTATGAAACCGCTATAATATATATGGATGATTACAATAGAGCTACTACAGCTCTTGTAAGTCAATTCAATACTATTTTTGTTCCGTGTGCTAATAGCGTTACCAAGAATAGAATTAAAACCACCATCCCCACTAATATGAAGCCGCCCGATTGGGCAACTCATTATAAGTGGGCAGTAAAGCCAAGCGAAACAACTTATGAAACAATTTATAGTAGCCTATTCTATAATCAACCTTTAGATGGCTCGGTGTGGTTTAAGCTAGAAGGCGAAAACCAACTAAAAGTAGAAGTAGGAGACCATTTGCGAGTTAAGAGAGACACGAATGGGCCGCTTCAATCCTGTGTAGAAACCGTGGTTTTAGATAAAAAGTCTCAACCTGAAGGGTTTATTACAGGGGGAGACACCGAGCTAGAAGGAGTTTATATGCGGCTAAAGCCTAGCAACTTTGCGGCTCAACAACAAGTAAATGCCATATTAGGAGGAACAACGGTTTCGGTTACTACTAAAAATAAAGATGACCGTAAGGATGGGAAATACCCCTATCTTCAATATGCCTTATTTAGTGGCCCTGGAAAT